GGCAAGGCAAAGAAGGAAGTCGCCGACATTGATGTTTTTGGGTCGGGCGGCTTCATCACCAAAGACAAAGCCACCGCCGCCGCCATCCGTGAATCGTTTGAGTTTGAAAATTGGGCATGGGGGCAGTTGGCCGGCGACCGCGAAAAAGCGGCGGCGGCGACGGACGCGCTGCGTGGCAAGTACCTCGAAATGATCGACCCGTTGCAGCAATACCGCACCATGCTCGACGAGATTGATCGGCTCGAAGCCCTTGGCCGCGAAGCTGGCGGGCTTGATGCCGTGCAGGCGCTGGAAGCGCGCTGGCGCGTCAATGAGGCGATGGACGCCCAGATCGACAAGGCGGACAAACTCAACGACAAGCTGGAAGAGCAAACCGAAATCGGCCGGGAACTTGGGCTGACGTTCTCCAGCGCGTTCGAAGATGCCATCGTCGGCGGCAAGAAGTTTTCGGACGTGATTGGCGGGCTGGGCCAGGATATCGCGCGCCTGATGGTGCGCAAGTCGGTTACCGAGCCGATGGCTGGCGCGTTTTCGACGGCGCTCAAGGACTTCAACTGGGGCAAGCTCTGGCCGTTCGCCGATGGTGGCGTGATGACCGGCGCAGGCCCGATGCCGCTGCGCGCCTATGCCGGCGGCGGCATCGCCAACAGCCCGCAGCTCGCCATGTTCGGCGAAGGATCGATGCCGGAGGCGTTCGTCCCGTTGCCGGACGGCCGCCGCATTCCGGTCGCCATGCAAGGCGGCGGGCAGGGAATCACGATCAACACGACCATCGACGCGCGCGGCGCCGATCCGTCCGTCCTGCCGCGCCTGCAACAGGCGATGGGCGAAATGGAAGCGCGGATTTACCGCAACGTGCCGAACATCAACCGCGCGCAGATGATTCGCGCCCGCCGGACGCCCTACTGATGGCCTACCCTGCCAGCCCCACGCCCTCGTCTTTGACGCTGACGAGCACCCAGCCGACGCTGGTCTCGACAACGCACTCGCTCAAGCAACAAGTCCGCAGCCGCGGCGGGCAGCGCTGGGGGCTGCGGCTGGACTACAACAACCTCACGCGCGCGGAATTCGCGCCGTTTATGGCGTTCGCCCTCGCGCAGCGCGGGCAGTACGGCACCTTCGACGTGGTTCCAGCCGTGCTGGGCCGGGCGCAGTCCGCCATCGGCGGGTCGGCGGTCACCTCCGGCAGCCATGCCGCCGGCGTGCGCAGCGTCGCCACGTCCGGCTGGACGGGCAGCCTGAAAGCCGGCGATCTGGTCAAGTTCGCCAACCACGCCAAGGTCTACATGCTCACCGCCGATTGCGCCGCGGCGGGCGCGCTGGCGATTGAACCGGCGCTGCATGCCGCCGTCCCGAACGGAACCGCGCTCACCACGCACGATGTACCGATGCGCATGCGCTTCGCCAGCGACGAGGCATCGATCCCCTTGCGGCCTGGCGTGCATGCCGATTTATCGGTCGAATTGGTGGAGGCGTTATGAGCGACCAGCGCGGCGCATCCGCCGCCGTCATCGCCGAAGTCGCCAAGCCGGCGAATCAGCCGATCCACCTGTTCGAACTGTACCTGTCCGGCGCGACGGTGTTCGCCACCGACGCCTATCGGGAGATCGTCTGGAATGGCAACGCCTACCCGGCGCTCGGGCATCTCGTCGGGTTTTCCGGGGTTGAAGAAAGCGCCGATCTGAGCGTCACGCAGGCCAGCGTATCGCTGTCGGGCGTCGATCAGACCTTGATCGCCGCGGTGTTGCAATACGCCTACATTGACCGCCGCCTGGTTATTCGCAAAGCATTTCTATCGACGGAAGGCGACGCGATTCTAATCGACCCCTTCCCGCTGTTCGATGGCCGTGTCGACGCGCCGGTGATTGCCGAAGACCCGGACGCCGGAACCTGCACCGTTACGTTGGCGGTCTCCTCGCACTGGATTGATTTCGAACGCACGCCCGGCCGGCATACCAACCACGACGAGCAGCAGATCTGGTCGCCGGGCGACACGGGCTTCTCGCGCATCTCGGCGCTGAATCGTGAAATCAAGTGGGGGGCGGCATGACCGAAGCCGACCTGATACGCTGGGTGCGCGCCGAGATCGGTCGGCCGTTTGTGTGGGGCGAGACGAACTGCGTCGCGCTGGCGGTGCGCTGCCTGGATGCGCAAGGCGGCACGGATATCCTGCCGCGCCATGCGCGCCACATGAGCACCGAACGCCGCGCCCTGGCCTGGACGCGCAAGCACGGCGTGGCCGGGTTGTTGCAGATTTTGCGCGCCGAAGGGCTCGCGCCGGTCGCGCCCGCGTTCGCACAGACCGGCGACGTGCTGCTCGGCGAAACCGCCGACGGGCAGATTGCCGCGCATATCGTCGTGCATGACCGCCTGCTCTCGGCGCTGCCCGAAGTTGGCGTGCGGCTGTTTCGCCACGATCAGATCAGCCCCATGGAGCGCTACGCCATGGGCTGGAGGCGCGACTAATGCCCGCCGCTGTTGTTGCCATTGCCAGCGCTGCCGCCGGCACGGTGGCCGCTACCGCCGCCTTCGGCGCGATTACCGCCGCTTCGTCGTTGGGTACGGTGCTTGCCTTCGGCGCGGTCTCCGCTGCAACCAGCATGGTAACCTCGGCCGTGCTCGGCAAAGCGTTCGGCCTCGACAAAGCGAAGCAGCAGGATTTTTCACCGCCGGCGCAGGCCGCGCGCGGCGTCATCGTCAATACTGCGGCAACGAACGACCCGATCCCGGTCATCTACGGCAAGCGGCGCATCGGCGGCACGCGCTGTCTGCTGGAGGTGTCCGGCAGCAGCAACGAATATCTGCACATTATCCTGGCGCACTGCGAAGGCGAGATTGCCGGCATTGATGCGTGGTATCTCGACAATACGCCGGTCACGGACGCGCGATTTTCCGGGCTGGTTACGACCGAAGCCGTCCTCGGCGCGTCCGGCCAGTCGGCGCTGGCGGCGCTGGTGTCTGCCCTGCCGGACGTATGGACGGAAACCGACAAGCTCGACCACACCGCCTATAGTTACCTGCGGCTCAAGTACTCGCCGGACGCATTCCACGGCCTGCCGACCCTCGCTGCCGACGTGCGCGGCCGCAAGGTCTACGACCCGCGCGACGGCCTGACGAAATACAGCAACAACCCGGCGCTGTGCATCCGCGACTACCTGATCAACACCCGTTTCGGGCGCGGCATCCCGGCCGCAGAAATCGACGACGCGGCCATCATCGCCGCCGCGAACTACTGCGACGCGACCATTACTACGCCGACCGGCTCACAGCCCCGCTATACCTGCAACATCATCCTCGGCGCGGCGAACAGCCTCGACAACCTGCAAGCGCTGCTGACGACCTGTCGCGGCATGTTGATTTTTGCTGGTGGAAAGTACCGTCTGGTACTCGACAAGCCGGAGATCGCCACCTTCGATTTCAACGTCGACAACATCGTCGGCGGCTGGCAGATCAGCTTGGGCGGCAAGCGCGGCCGGTACAACCGCGTGCGCGCCCACTGGATCGACCCGGCGAACGACTGGCAGCCGGCGATTCACGTCGCCGACTCGACGGCTTTCCGCACGGCGGACAATGGGTTGATGCTCGAAACGCAGCTTGACCTTGACGGCACGACCAACAGTTACGAGGCGCAAATGCTCGCCGGCCGCTACCTGCGGCAATCGCGCTTCGGCGCGACGGTGCAGTTCACGGCGACTATCGCCGGGGCGCTGTGCGAATGCGGCGACGTGGTGACGATCACCCACGATACGCCGGGCTGGGAGGGCAAGGCGTTTCGCGTGACGAACATCGCCTTGCTGAATTCGGACGAGGTGCAAGTCACGGCGACGGAATACGACGACGCGGTATATGCGGACGATCCGCTGGTCGCGCCATCCACCGCCCCGGCGACCAATCTGCCCGACCCGTGGGCGTTGCCGACGCCCACGGTGTCCAGCGTCAGCAGCAGCGGGCAAGCGGTCACCGTTTCGGACGGGTCAAGCACCGCGCGCATTCGCGTCGCATGGCTTCCGCCGGCCGATGCTTTCGTGCGGCTGGCGGAGATTGAATATCGCCGAGACAGCGGCGCATGGGCGCATGCCGTTACCGTCCCGGCCGATCAGGGCGTGGCCTATGTCGGGCCGGTCGAAGACGGCGAAGAATATGAGGTGCGCATCCGCTTCGTCAATGCCTTGGGCGTGCATTCGCCCTGGGCGACGCCGGGCGAGCATGTCGTCGCCGCCGTCCCGTCCGACGTTGCGCCGCTGCTGGCGCGGTTGCAGGGCGCACTCGGCGAAGATCAACTTGTCGCCGAACTCGCCACGCCCATCGCCATGATCCCCGGCCATCAGGCCGATCTGCGCAAGCTCAACCGCAGCATCGATGCCACTGCCGAGGCCGCGCTAAATGCGGCGCTCAAACTCGCCGAAGTCGATAGCACGATGACCGATGCCGGAATCGTCATCGACCACGACACCGGCGAGGTGTATATCTACGGTGTGCGCGAATCTGAGCGGCGGCTGTCCTCGGCAGAGATCAGGCTTGACGGAGCCGAGGCTAACATCAACCTCAAAGCCAGCGTCACCTACGTCGATCAGGCCATCGCAACAGCCGTTATCGATCCGTCGCAGATCGCCGCGCTGGACGATATTTACCTGCGCCTCACCACCGCCGAAGTCGACATCGACGGCGCGCAGGCATCGATTGCACTTAAGGCCAACAGCATCACCGTGGATGGCATCAACGACCGCCTCGTCACCGCCGAGGGCGAGATCGACGTGTTGCAAGGCCAGATCGTGCTCAAGGCCGCGACCACCACGGTCGACGCCATCGACGCGCGCCTCAACACGGCCGAGACCACGCTCAACACCATCGACGGCGCAAGCATCGTGCAAAGCGCCGCCAGCCTGCGCCAACTCAGGCGCAGTGCCGATGCCGTGGCTGAGGCATCACTCGCCGGACTGCTCTTCGCCGACCGCAACATCACGGCACTGTCGACCGCGCATGCCAGCGCAAAAAACGAGCTGTACGCCCACACCAATGACAGCCTGGCCGCCGAAGCCGGCGCGCGTCTCACGCTGGCCGCCCAGGTCGAGGCCACTGCCGCCGCCCTCACCGTCGAGCAAACGACCCGCGTCAGCGCAGACAGCGCCAACGCCAGCAGCATCAGCACCTTGCAAGCGCGCCTAGACACCGGCGACTTCGCTACCGTCAAGACCACGGCCGAGGCCAATGCCAACGCTCTGGGCGAGGTCGAAGCCAAGTGGGGCGTGCAAGTGCAGACGATGGCCGATGGCAAGCGCGCCATCGCCGGGATAACGCTGCTGGCAGGATCGGACGGCGAGACCGTCTTCGCCGTCCTGGCCGACAAGCTGCTGATCTACAAGCCGGACGGAACCGGCGTTCCGAAGCAGATCGTGACGCTCGGCACGGTGAACGGGCAAACCGCGCTTGGCCTCGACGGCAACCTGATTATCGACGGCTCCATCGTGGCGCGGCATCTCAACGTGGATACGCTATCGGCCATTGCCGCCAACATTGGCACGGTAACCGCCGGGCGCTTGCAGAACTCAGGAAACACGAACTATATCAACCTCGATGCGACCGGCGCGCAAGCGTTTTTGAAGGTGTCCGACAAGATCACGATCAGCGCCGACGGGGAGGCGGTGTTTGACGGCGTTGTGCTTTCGCGCCAACTGATCGAAGCCAGCGGCACCGTGCTTGCCGGGCAAACACTGAGCCCTGGCAGCCCGACCGTCTCGACGGTTGTTGATACCGGCGTGGTCGTCCCAGCGTGGTTTATCGAAGAGACCGCAAAAACGTATCAGGGTGTCGCCTCGCCAAAAGGCGGCCCAGGCGGTGGCGTGACCTTCAACGCTTACAACGAGGGATTTACGCCCTATCCATCGATCCAATGCACTGCCGAGGTTATCCATCGGTGGAACTGGACGGGCAACTCAAAAATCTACCTGCGGCTGACGGCCACCGCAGATTTCAACGGCAACGGCAACGCGCACTATCTGACTATGACAGGTGGGATTAGTTGGGGCGTTTTCAAGATTACGTAAGGAGGCATCTACTATGTGGTACAAAACCGGAACCATCACAGTCACGAGCGGCAGCACCGCCGTAACGGGTAGTGGCACCGCTTGGGTCGCCAACGCGGCGGCCGGCGAGGCAATCTATTTACCTGACGGCAGGTTTGGTGAGATTGCCAGCGTCAATTCGGACACCAGCATCACACTGGCCAGCGCCTACACCGGAACATCCCTATCCGGGCAAAGCTACACCATCCTGCCATCGCAAAGTTTCATCCGCGACCTGGCGGCGCAGGCGGCGGCGCTGATCAACAACTACGCAAGTATCGCCAACAATGCCGGCGACGGCAAGTTCGGCGACGGAACGCTCGGCGCACCCGGCATCAGTTTCACCAACGACACGAACACCGGAATCCGGCGCACGGCCGATGGGACATTTGCGCTGGTGAGCAACGGCGTAGATATTGCGGAGATCGGGCCGAGTGGAATGGTGTTGGTGACGCCGAATATAGGTGAAGCAACAGGTACATCGCTTAACCTATCGGGTGCGCTGAGTGCTGGGACGATAACGAGTAGCGGGGGGGCTACCTTCAACACGAACGCGCTGGTGTCTATCACCAATGCAGGATCTATTACAGAGGGGCTTGCGCTTAATACTGTCGGACACAAGTACAACCTGTTTCGCAATGGAACTTCAGGGTATTTGCGAATCCAAGGGGCGCAGACTGGATATTCTGGTTTAGAAGTGGCCGACGGCGCGACTACTATTTTTAGTGTTGGTTCAACTGGATCAGCAACACTTTCCACCGGCCTCTCGGTGACGGGGGCGCTGAGTGCGACAACATCTGCCGCCAATACCGGAGCGCAATTACATGCAGGTGCGTCTGGGGCGATCTCGTACTCCGCAGTTAACGGATATGGTGGCCGAATTGGCTACACGATGGCTTGCAATGGGTCTTCGGGAAATACCTCGTGGGGGATAATTACCGATCAGACCAATCTATATTTTGCCTCCGCAGCATATAACATCGGGCATAACGGCGATCTTTCGACCGGATGGACGAATCGCATGACCCTCGACGCCTCGGGGAATTTGTCCGTTTCAAACGGTACGGCATACATCACGCGAACAACAAATAGCGCTGTTGAGGCTTTGTCCGTGTCGGCGCAAGCATCAACTGCTACAAATCAATACGGAGTCAGCGTCGATTTACGGGGTGATCCTAATAACGCAACGAATTACTTTTATGCAGGTCGCGGGAACATCTCAACCGATAGAGTAATTCTTCGTTCTAATGGTGGCGTTGCTAACTACTCAGCCAACAACGTCAATCTCTCTGACGAACGGCTGAAAAAAGACTTCAATCCTGCACCATCCTACTATGACCGCTGGAAGCAGATTGATTTCGTTACCTACCTCTACAAAGACCAGACCGACACTGAATTGAACCTCGGTGTGAAGGCGCAGCAACTGGAAACCGTCTGCCCTGAACTGGTTGATAACAGTGGATTCGGTGAAGCACCTGAAGGCGAAGCACCCTATAAAGCGGTCTATCAGACCGACTTTAGCTACGCGACTGCTGTTGCCTTGCAGGAGGCTATCAAGAAGATTGAGTCACTCGAAGCTCGCCTCGCCGCACTGGAAGCCAAATGAAATACCCTCTAGTCTTCTATACTGATTTCGGTGTGCCACAGGGTTCTGCGGGATGCGCTCGCGGCCCTGTGGCGTTCATCCGACCTGAGTACCGTGATGACAAAGGCTTGCTTGCCCATGAGCTTGAGCATGTCAAGCAGTGGTGGTTGACGTTTGGCCTCCACTCGTTTCTCTACCTGCTGGTTCCGTTCTACAGGCTCAACAGCGAAGTCGAAGCCTACAAAGTCCAGTTGAAACATTCCTCCGGCAACGAGCGTCGATTCGCTGAGTTCATTGCAAAGAAGTACAGGTTGAATATCTCTGT